CTATCGCACCTCGCCCAAGGCGCGGTGGCAGTTCAATGACACCACGCTGGCTTCGATCCGCAAGCTGAAGGATGGCAACGGCCAGTATATCTGGACGATGGGTGACATCCGCGTCGGCGAACCGGGCCGTCTGCTTGGCTACAACTACAGCGTGAATCAGGCGATGGTGAACGCCGCCACTGGCACGAAGCCGATCATCTTCGGCGATCACAGCAAATATTACGTCCGCAAGGTCGGCCTCCCGGTCATCGGCGTGCGGCGTGAATATTACTGGCCGAACATCGGGCTGGCGGGGATCGTTCGTCTCGACGGCGATCTCATCCAGACGGCGGCGGTCAAGCACCTGGTCATGGCCTGAGCCTCTCTCCAACCTGGGGCGGCTTTCGGGCCGCCCTTCTTTTTTGAAGGAGGGCCGACATGGCTGGTTCCTACAATACCACTGGCTACCGTAACGGCGACGGCGTGCTGGTCACGCAGGGGCAGACGGCGGTCACGCAGGCAACGTCGATCACCACGGGGGTCACTTGCAGCGCGCATTCTGGCGTTATCACAACCGTTTCGCAGACGGTAGCAGCCGGCGATGAGGCGGAGTTCACCGTCACCAATACCAAGGTCGCGGCAACTGACATCGTGGTCGCCTGCATCAAGGATCACACTTCGGCCGGCAGTTTCGCGGTCGATGTATCTGATGTTTCGGCAGGCTCGTTCAAGTTGCGGCTGACCAACCTTCATGCGTCGGCAGCCGGTGACAATGTGCTCGTCATCAATTTCGTGGTGCTGAAGTGCGAAGCGTGACGAAGGTTAAGATGTTGGTCGGCCTTTCGGGGCCGACAGCATTTTACGAGCCGGGCGATGTGTATGAGTGCGACTCTTCGGAGGCCGCGCGTCTGATCGGTGCCCGGTATGCGATCCCCTTCATCGAGGACCAGATCGAGCGTGCCGTTGATGCGCCGATCATTGAGAAGCGGGCAAAACCTACCGCCAGGAAAAAGGGCTAGAACATGGCCTATGATCGAAAATCGGCCGGCGATGGCCCTGCCACGTTCGGCTTCAGCGGCGCAACGATCGACCTTTCATCGGCCGATTACACCGTGCCCGATACCGTCAAGGCGATCGTTGTTGTGGTGACCGGCAACGTCGTTTGTCGTCCTGTCAATGCTGGCGCAGACATCACGATCACGGGTGCCCCGGTGGGCTTCGTTCTGCCTTGGCATTGCACCAAGATCGAGCAGACCGGCACCACGGCGACGCTCGCGACGGTCATCGGCTGATGTGGCTTCCCGTCACCGTCACGGTGGCTCCCACGTCCGAACCGATTACGCTTGCTCAGGCAAAGGAGCAGGTTCGGGTAATTGACGATACGAGCCAGGATGATCTTCTGAACGCTTATATCGTCGCGGCGCGAACGCATGTGGAAGCGGTGACGGGGACGAAGCTGGTTTCGCAGACGGTGGTGATGAAGGCGGAATGCTGGGGCGACCTGTTCCACCTGCCCACCGGGCCGATCCAGTCGATCAGTTCCATCACCTATGTGGATAGCGCTGGCGACACGCAGACGCTGGCGACGTCGGTTTATGAGACGCGGCTGGACGGCATCGCCCCCAGCATCGTCCTGAAATATGGGCAGAGCTGGCCGTCGATCCGCAGTGGTTCGCTGATCACGGTCACGGGCGTGGCGGGCTATACGTCGATCCCGGCGAGCATCATTCACGCGGTCAAGCTGCTGGTGGCGGACTGGTTTGCGGTCCGCGAGGATACGAACGTCGGGAATATCGTGAACACGATGCCCAACAGCGTCATGGCGTTGCTTGCTAATCATCGGCGGTGGGGCGTCTGATGAAGGCTGGGCCACGTAATCGGATGATTACGTTTCAGCGGAGCATAACGACGACGGACGATTATGGCGGCCAGGTTGCGACGTGGATGACGCTCTGCCGCGCCCACGCCTCTGTGGGCTTCGGGACGGGGCAGGAGAGGCGTGAGGCGGCACAGGAGAGTGCATCAGCCCCCGCGACCTTCCGCGTGCTCTACAATGGCTCCACGGCCGATCTGAGGCCGACTGATCGCATTCAATATCTCGGCTCTTCCTGGGACATCACGTCGGTGGTCCCGATCGGATTGAATGAGGGCGTTGAGATCGTCGCCATCCGCCTACAGCCTACAGGAGACATAGATGACTGATATTTCGATCACACCGGGTTCGGTTCTCGCCGGCTCCGGCGCCAGCACCACCAACGGGACGGCGGGCGCGACGATAACGGCCGGTCAGGTGGTGTATCTGGATGCCACTGACGGCGAGTTCAAACTGGCGGACAGTGATTCCGCGACTGCGGCGGTTCGCTCGCCTTATGGCATCGCCTTGAATGGCGCATCTGATGGACAGCCGCTTGCGGTGCTTCGGCGGGGACCGATCACGATCGGCGGGACGATGACGGCGGGGCTGGCCTATTATCTGAGCAAGGCGACGCCCGGCGGCATCTGCCCGGTGGCCGATATCGCCTCGGGCGGATATTCGGTGATCCTCGGTATTGCCACTTCCACGACCGTTCTGGACGTGAAGATCCAGGAAAGCGGCGTCGCGGTCTGATGAAAGTAAAGGTTGAAGGCTTCCGTGAACTGGAGGCCTCCCTTTCTGAGTTACCGAAAGCGACAGGCAAGGCGGTTCTGCGGCGTGTTCTCAAGGCCGCTGGCGAGCCGATAATGTCGTCCGCGCAGCAGAAAGCACCCGTCCTCACAGGCCAACTGGAAACATCCATCGTAACGTCAACGAGATTGAGCCGGCGACAGGCGAGGTTGGCGAGGCGTGTGGGCAAGTCAACTGTCGAGATGCACGTCGGGACGAAGAATGAAGCCGCTGTTCCGCAGGAGTTCGGGACGGCGCGGCAGGGCGCTCAGCCTTTCATGCGTCCGGCATGGGACGAGAACAAGGATCAGGCGCTCGATATCATAAAGAGCGATCTGGGGTCTGAGATCGAAAAGGCGGCGGCCCGGCTCGCGAAGAAGCGGTTGCGGAGGTAGGGCGTGGAAGAGGATCTGCGTTCACGTCTCATAGCGGAGGCCGCAGTGCTTGCGCTGGTCGGCACGCGAGTGAGTTGGGTTGACAGGCCCCAGGGATCGGCGCTCCCCGCCATAACTTTGCAGATGATTTCGCCGGGCAGGATTTACACGCACGGCGGCGCGAATGACCTGGCTGACAGCAGGGTTCAAATCGATTGCTGGGGGGATTCCTACGGCGCGGCGCGCGGCGTGGCCCGTGCGGTTCTGGCGGCAATGGAGGCCGGGGTAACACAAGGCAATACGGATTTCGCCCGCGCGTTTCTCGATGGCGAGCGGGACATGCCTGCCGAGGACTTGGCCGGTGGCGTGAAGGTGTTTCGGACCAGCATGGATTTCATAATCTGGCACCAGCCAGTTACCTGAAAGGATAGACTATGACCGCGAAGCTCGGCTTTGGGGCAACATTCAGCTTGCATAATGGAACAGCGCTGACGGCTGTTGCCGAACTTTTGAGCGTCACGCCGCCCGCCTATACGGTGGAGACGATCGACGGCACCACGCACGGCTCCGCGAGTGGTATTCGCGAGTTCATCCCTGGCCTGATTGATCCGGGCGAATTGACCGCGACATTCCATCATGTGCCGGGGAGCGCCGGAACGGACCTTCTGGAAGATCAGGTTGCCGCTCGCACCACGCGGGCGTTCAAGATCGTCCTGCCGACGACCTCGGGCTCTTACGATATAACGGGGACCTGCATTCCGATGAGCTATGCCGTCGATGATGTGCCGATCGATGACAAGATGACCGCAACGTTCACGGCCAAGGTGACGGGCGCTGTCACGATCGCGGCGAGCGCGTAATGTCGAACCCGTTGCGCGGTGAAGCGTCGTTCGAACTGGACGGCGAGGCCATGACGCTCGTCTATAATAATGAGGCGTTTTGCCGGATCGAGGGCGTCACCGGAGAGAGTTTTTTCGATACGCTCAGCGAGATTCAGGCAGCCGAAGCCGCCGGAAAGAAGCCGAAGATCAGCAGCCTTCGCGTTCTGCTTTGGGCCGGGTTTCAGGATCGCCACCCGAATATCTCCCTTGCCGATGCTGGTGACATGGTGATGACGGGCAGGATCGACGCTCTCAACGCGATGTCGGCGGCTTTGGCCGGCGCTTTGCCGAAGGCGAAGGAAGACACCCCGGCAAACCCTCGGAAGAGGGGTCGCGCTGGGACTGGTTCGAACTGATCGAACTGTGGACCGAAGCCGGGCACGATCCTGATAGCTTCTGGCGGCAGACGCCCCGGATCATCCTGGCGGCGTTCAAAGGATATGAGCGGCGCTGCGAAGTTGAGCAGAAGCGCACGGCTTGGCTGGCCTGGCATATCGAAGCGCTGTCACGCCAGAGGAAGATCCCGCCGCTGACCGATCTGGTCGGCGAAAAGCGGAAGACCAAGGTGCAGACGCCAGATGAGATGCTGGCGGCGTTGCAGGCGTGGGCAAATGTGACGAACGGGAGGCCCTGATGAACGCAGTGGTGGGCGCGCTCCGGGTCACGCTTGGGATCGACACGGCGGCCTTTGAAGAGGGGTTGACGATAGCCCAGAAGCGGCTCGCCGCCACGGGCAAGTCCCTTCAGAATACCGGAGCGAAACTGGCTGGCGTCGGCGCGATCCTGTCGGCCGGCATCACGGCACCGTTCACCGCGCTGGTATCACAGGCGATCCCCGCCGCGATCGAAAGTCAGAAGGCGCTTGGGCAGGTGGAAGCTGCGCTCAAGAGCATGGGGCCGGTGGCGGGGCGCACGTCCGAGCAGCTTCAGGACGCGGCTGCGCAACTGCAATCGCTGTCCACGTTCGACGATGACGACATTCTCGCGAAGGTGACGGCCAACCTGCTGACCTTCGGTAATGTCTCGGGCGAAGTATTTGATCGGGCGCAGCTTGCGGCCGTGAACCTTTCCGCCCGGCTTGGGCAGGATCTTCAATCTTCTGCGATCCAGCTCGGCAAGGCGCTCAACGATCCGATCAAGGGCCTCACCGCCCTTGGGCGTGTTGGCGTCCAGTTCACCGAAGATCAGAAGGAAATGATCAAGGCGATGGTCGCAGCCGGTGACACGGCCGGCGCGCAGAAGATCATTCTAGGCGAACTGGAGCGACAGTTCGCAGGCGCGGCCAAGGCGCAGCGTGACGCATCCCCCGGACAGGACACGATCGACGCCTGGCGCGAGTTTCAGGAAACGATCGGCGCGCTCGCGCTCAAGGTTCTGCCTCCCCTCACGAATATGCTGACGAGCGTCCTCAATGCCTTCAACACCATGTCCCCCTCGATGCAGGCGGTCGTTGTAGGCGTGGCGGCGGTCGCCGCTGGTCTCGGCCCCCTCACCCTGGGATTGGGAGCTATCGTCTCCGGAGTCGGGCTTGTGCTGCCTGCCTTCGCGGGTCTGGTGGCGTTCTTCAGCGCGTCGCTTATCCCGGCTTTGGCGGCAGTTGGCAGCTCTCTTATGTGGCTGGTCGCGGCTGGCGGCCCTTTGCTTCTCATTCCCGTGGCGGTCGCAGCGGTTGTTGCAGCGTGGAAGAATTGGGACACGATCGGGCCTATACTTGAGCGGCTTTATACCGCCGTGAAGAAGTGGATCGTGGATAAGCTCGGCGCGCTTTGGGATGGCGTGATCTCCAAGCTCAAGATCGTCGGGGACAGCTTCTACACGCTCTATGACCGGGTTGTGGGGCATAGCTACGTCCCGGACATGGTTTCTGAAATCGCGGCCGAACTCGCAAAGCTGGACGGCGTGATGGTCGATCCGGCAATAGATGCGACACAGAAGACGGCTTCTGCCTTCGCCGACATGGCATCGAGCGTGGTCAACAATTTCCAGTCGATGCTGAGCGCGCTCAAGCGTGGAGATATAGGCGGGATTGCCAGCGGGCTGAGCGGTATAATCGGCACGGTCGGCGGATTGTTCGGTGGCGGCGGCCAGACGGCGGCGCAACTTGGCATCAATGATTATGGTCGCACCGGCCTTCCGGGCTTCGCAACCGGTGGTTCGTTCAAGGTCGGCGGTCGCGGCGGCATCGATCAGAACCTTGTCCAGTTCCGCGCTACCAAGGGCGAGATGGTCAACATCACCAAGGGCGAGAATGACAATCGCCGCGCACTCTCCGTCCACGTCACTCCCTCCCCCTACTTCAACGTCGCCGTGCAGGAAGTGGCCGCGCCGCTTGTGCAGCAAGGCATGGTCGGCGCGGTGGGCATGGGTGAGGCGCGGCAGGCACAGCGGGCAAGGCGGCGGCTCGGATGACGATTGATCTGACGAGCCTTTCCGCACAGGTCGCAACGCCGCGCCTGCTCGATTGGGGATCTGAGCTTGTGCCATCGCTCGGCGGTGTGACGCAGCGGCTTAACCGCCTCGGCAGCCGCCACGCGATCGATGTTGCGCTTCCGCCTATGCGGATCGAGCCAGATGGGCGTTTGTGGATCTCACGCCTGAAGCGGGGCAAGACGGAGGGGGTTCAGTTCGCATTTCCCCAGGTCGAATTTGATGTGTCATCGCCCGGCACTCCGCTGGTCAAGACTGCGGTATCGGGCGGCACGTCGGTGGCACTGAAGGGTCTCACGCCACGCTACGCTATCAAGGAAGGCCAGTGGTTTTCCGTCATTCATAGCGGGCGCAGCTACCTCCATTCGGTCGATACGCAGGTGATCGCGGATGCGAGCGGGGACGCGACGGTGACGATTACTCCGATGCTGCGGACCGCGCTTTCGGTGGACGATGTGGTGAACCTCGGCAAGCCGATCATCGAAGGCTCGCTGTCTGGTGATGAAGTGGCGTGGACGCTGGAGATGGCGCGCACGGTTGGGCTGCAGTTCACAATTTCTGAGATCGCATGACCGCTCTAACCCCGCAGCTCGACGCTGCCCTCTCCGCAGATCGCCCCCTGATCTACGGCGCGGTGGAGATCAATCTTCCGGGCTATGATCTGCGGCTGCTCGATGGCTCGGGACGGATCGCGCACGGGTCGGATATCTTCACGGGCGAGGACGCCACGTTCGGCGTTCTGGCGGCAATCGACGAGATTTCGGACGGCATGGGCGACGAAGCCCCGGCTATCAACATTACGTTGCAACCCGCAACCGATGCTGCGGCGGCGGACCTTTCAGACCCTGCAATGCAGGGATCGCGGGTCAGGCTTTGGCTTGGGGCGGTCACGTGCACGACGGGCGCGGCGATCGTTGATCCGTTCCTGTTGTTCGATGGTGAACTGGACGTTCCGACGCTCAAGGTCGGGCTACGCAGCCGGTCGCTCGAATATGAATGCGTCTCTGGCTTCGAGCGCTTCTTCGGTGACGATGAGGGGATGCGGTTGAGCGACAGCTTCCACAAGTCGATCTGGGCGACAGAAACCGGTCTGGCGAATATGTCGGGGATTATCAAGACATCGTACTGGGGTGCGGAAACGCCTCCTAACAGCGTGTCGTTCATCGATCAGCGAACGGCTGCGGTGCAGGACATCGCCGCAAAGATCAAGGCGGGGCTGGCGTGACGGAGATGGTGCGCCGGGTAGCGGCGGCACAGGCGACGCTCGACAAGTTCAAAGGGCGGCCGTTTCATTTTGGCTCGATGGATTGCGCGCAGCTTGTTGCTTTCCACCTGAAGAAGATGGGGCACAAGCCAAAGCTGGCGAAGGCGGGTCGCTATTCGTCGGCGCTGGGGGCGAAGAAGGCACTCAAGCGGCTGGGCTATGACACGCTGGCCGAAGCGATGGATGGCAATGGGTTCGAGCGCATCCCGCCCGCTGCGGCGGTGGTGGGCGACGTGATCGAGATGCCGGGACTGGAAGGGCCGGGGGCGCTCGCGGTGGCGCTCGGCAATGGTCGCGCCGTGGCCTATCACGAAGACGCGATCGGCGCGGTGGTGGTGCAACCCTCGCAGATGCTTGCGGCCTGGCGCGTCACATGAAGATCATTCGAACGGCTGCGACCATTATCGGAGCAATCGCT